GAGCGGAGTTTAGGAACTGCCCCTAACCCTCTGACTTGGAAAGCCAGCGAATCTCTCTTGATTCTTACTCCGCAAAGTTGGTAAATACATCGGCTCTTAGAGAGTAACTGCCCTTCATTTACCTAAATCTTTCAAAAATCTCGTAAGTCGTTAGTCATCTCGGTATGTCCTGTCACCCATCCTCTCACTATCTCGAACCTTACTATATAATATACGAAGAAAATGCAATACCAGTCAAGTGTTTTCTTCATTTAAATTGTAACAAATTGTAACAAAAAGCTATAATATTGAGCGTTCCACTCTTTTATTATACTACAATTTACGAATAATATCGCTATAAAACAACACATTAAGTGTAACAATATGTAACAAATAGTGTCATTTCCCCACGAAAAAATAAAAAGCTTGATATGTATAGACTCTATATAATTGAGAGTATACAATATAAAGATTTATGTCAAAAAACTACCAGATATTATGGTGTTTACACCATTCTCCCCCACTACACACCACCACTACCCATTCATATAATGTAGTAGTGAACTTATTATATAGTAGAGGGTGTATCCCAAAATCGTGGTAAGAATCACTAATATAGAGACGCCTACAACCATCTCAGAGTACTCTATTTGTTTCTTTGTCTTACCTTGATAATCCATATCTTAATCAACCACTAAAGCTGTAAAGTCAGGTAATGTATCGTAAAATCCATCATCTTCAGTTGTAGTACCAAAACCACTATAAGCGTCAGTACCTTCCGTATCGTGTATAAGGTCTTCCATTTGTTCTACTAATTCTTCAGAGTTAATATTACCATTAACAAAGTTAGCCTTCATATCCCTTATACTATTCATTATGTCTTGTATTGTCATACTCTCATCTCCTCTATTGTTTTTAAAATTATTCCTATTATACTACTTACTATTACTAACCACATTACAGTGATAAAGAACCCATTTGTAAAGATGCTATACCACACACCTATCGTTGCACTCATTATACCAATGAATCCCCAATTAATATTCTTCATACACCCCCCATACTGCCATATAGATACTATAAAGTAAAGCTGATATTAAACCTATAAGACATATACCTGTTATTATATATACTACCATCTCAACCACTCCATCCATACTTGCCATCTCTTCTCATCTACTACATCTGATAACCATTGAATAAAGACAAGAAGTAGGTAGAACGATAGCATCATTCCAAACATACCACCTACTAATGTTAACACTCCTATTAATATATTATTACTATCTAGCATACAACCACCCTCCATGTAAATCTGTTTTTTCGAAAGTAGACGAATCATATATGTTACCTCTCACACAATTGTTTCCTTTTGTATAAGGTGTCTTGTAACCGGCAGGTTTAAATATATTACCCGTCGTTTTTTCTACAAAACAATGGATTGAACCTTTGTCACCACCTACAAGGGTTTTAGTAACCGTTCCATCATCGTTATAATCCGTATTCCAATTCTTTTGAAATTGTTTAACCTTTATATACTTTACACCACCGTCTGGACGAAATTTAACCGAATCCATATACTTGAATGTATCCACATAAGCCTTACAATTTTCTTCTAACCTATCACAAAATACATTCATAGCCTCATCGAATGAAGTAGGTTTTATTCTCAACTCGGTGGTTTTAGTCATTTGAGGTTTTATTCCATTAATCATTCAACACCTCCACATCAACCATACTACATAATCCACAAGTAACACTTACGACACCTTCATCACACGCTATTGTTACATCATCACATTTTTTACAAGTTAAATCTATCATCTATTTATCTCCTTTAAATTTATTTACAATTACTAAACCAATAATGAACACTAAAAGTGTAAACCCTACATTGGCTATTTCTTGAACTATTGTTTCCATTAATATAACTCCCTTTTAATCATACTATAATATACGAAGATTTGGGGGAAGCTACAACCTTTTAATTGTAACAATATGTAACACATCCATAACTCTTGAGGGGAGGGGCTTGGAATCCATATATATCCATTACCACAAAAATTTTCCTTACCTCTTTATAGTACCACGACATAACTATTCGCCCATCTCTCCCATAAGAAATCATTTCTATTCAATACATCTAATGTCATTAACATCATCTTCTCTGAATTGCCTGTAATTATCTTCATAGGTACATCATTTAATAATACGAAGTTTTCTACCAATCTATCCACATCTTCGTGTTTTACTCCATGTAAATCAAGCGTCTTCGTCATCTTGTATCCCTAACATTTGTTTAGTCATATCCAATACACCACTTAAACAGTATGGACAAAAGTTAACAGGAACCATACCAATAGCTCCACCTGTAACTCCACCCTCTTCATCATAAACAAATGGACTACTACATATGGAACAGGTACTGTATACCTTTTTAGGATACTCTACTTCTCTTCCTGTTTTTAAATTAATGATTTTAGTCATTGAATAGATTTAATTGATTTGGATTATCATCGGGTGATTTAACCAAAACTCTATCTGTACTACCAACTTTTCTCTGATATATAGTTTTACCACCATCAGGTGATTCAAATATATTTAGTTGTGGATCTTCTTCGTATTCATAATCACTTGGACTACCTACTTCATAACCATCAGTTTCAGTATAATCACCACCGTTATCTAATACCATATCTTTAAGTTCAGCGTTTTCCATTGTTAATTGTACAACTTCCATCTGTTTATTTCTCATATCAAAATAATAGTCTTGTTCTTTTTGTTCTAACTTTAACTCTAAGTCTTCTACTTTAGTTTTAAGTGTAGATTCTCTTCTCATATACTCAGCTATCATTTCTTTATATGCATTTTTATCCATTACTTATACCCCGCTTTTTTTATTCTTTCTACTAAATCAATTCTTTTATCTGTTGATTCATAATATACATCGTTTTTATCCATCCAATGTTTTATTTGTTTATTAGTCCAATACCTCGAACCAATAGTATCATAAGGAATACCTATCTTTGCAAATATACCATATTGATAATCAAATTTACTTGTATCTGATTTATTCATCATCTAACCTCTTTTTATGTTTCTTTTTTCTTGAATATTTTTTCTTGTCTTGGAATACTTTCGTACTGGTAGGTATGTCTATAAACATATCTCTTGCTAATTTCTTTATAGTTTTTAGAGGATTGTATTTCTTTTTCTTTTTCTTTTTAGACATTTTATAACCTTTTTTGTCTTATCCTTTCGGTGGTCAGTTATCTTATGTATTTTCATTTGATTTATAAGGTGCTGTAAGACCAACTAAGACATTTCTTCTTTTTAGAACTTTATTTCATTCAGAACATAGTTCTCCTATTGTTTAATTTTCTCGATGACTTTCAGTTAAATCTGTTATCGAACCTTTCGGTAACCCCATCTCGATTTAACCTACTTTTGTCATCTGCTCTATTCGCTTTTTATAAGTGTATAGTGCTGTTGGGTTAATTTCTGCAATTAATATAAATATCATCAAATTTCTGAAACATACGAAAAATCTTCAGGTAAATTGATATAATTTAATTCTATTGGTTTCAATGCTTCTAACATTACATCCATTGGTGTAAATTCTTCTGCATTTAATATTGCTTTCATAATACTTGGTGAAAATCCACTAACCATAGCTACTGAATCATCATCACATCTCGCTGGTGTTCCCATTTCCGCATCCAAGTTCCAAAATACTATTTTTGGTAATTCATATCCAGCTTTTTCATATACTTCTTTCATATGAGTAAAGTGTGTCACATCTCTCTGTGAATGATTAAACTGCATATCTGATAATACCAATAACATACTTGGCATTGATTCAGGTACTACATCGTGTTTAACTGCAACATCTAATATATGTTGGTATGCTTTAGTAAAGTCTGTACTCATACCCCAATCTGCATTTGCTATTCTACTTAATCTTTCCATTACTGAATCACCTTGTAATTTTACTAACTCTGGATTCTCACTAAATGTTAAGAACATATCTTTAAACTCACCTTTGGTTCTTTCAGATAAATACATACCTAATGATGTTGCTATTGCCAATGGTTCTCCATACATACTACCACTTACATCAATCATAGGTAGAATGTTTTCATCACTCTCTGATAATAAATCAGGTAAGTTATTCCATAGTTTATCAGCCAATTTGGAATCATTACATTTTAACACTTCGTGTGGATAGGTAGCAGATACAGATGCCTTACTTGTCTTGTCATCTTTCCATTCATCAAACCTTTTACTATCTTGTGTAGTAAATGCTCCACTATATCTCCTCATAGCAGAACCTGGTACAGATGAATAGTTGATGTCACTCCAACTCTTTTCAGACATCTTTTGTTCAACAGTTTCAGAATGAACCTTTAACCATTTTCTGTATTGTTTATTAGTCCATCCTAACTCATCTCGTAAAACCGCACACTTTCTTGGGGCCCATTTACAAGCTAACCTATCCTCATCACGAATTGCTTGGGCGAATGTAGAAACAACTTTAGGAATATCAAGATAACTAATAAGATCTTTCCAATACCCTAAGTCTGCAATAGTTTTGGCATTATCTGAAATAAACTCAGGAGATGTCTTCCCAATTTCACTTAATACAGTGTGGAAAGTTTTTCTCTCACCTGAACCAACTCTTGCAGCTCTCGCCCAAAATAATATTTGTGTTGCTAATTCTTTATCGTCTATATACGCTTGTTCAAAATTTTCAAGGATATGAAGTCTATCACGATGTCTCATATTTCCAATTCGTTGGAATAAGTCAAGACATTGTTTACCAGAGGTTTGGTTTGTTACTGCTCCGTTTGTAGTTGTTGTGTAGTTCATATTTTATTCCTTAAAGTTTATCATTTATTTATTTATTAAATATACATATAAAATGCAATACCAGTCAAGCTTTTTTTTAATTATTTTCCATATTTCTTCCAATATACATTAGCTATATCCATTTCATCTTTGGTTAACAATCTTTCTTCAGCATTCCAATATTCTATTCTATCTGATACCCATCTATATTCAAGGTCATCGATACTCATACTTGGACCTTTAGCAGATTCCATAGCTACAAGTAAAGTATTCATTTTAGCAAACATCTTATTCCAAAATTCTCTGTTGAATACCTTATCATCTAATACATCTTTCAATCTTGTCCCCTTCATTAATTTACCTCTATCTTGATTCCTTGAGTATTAACTTCCCATTGTAATGCTGTAATGTCATCTACAATACCTTCAATCTCTTGTCTATTTAGAAAGTCCATATCCATACTATCTTTTATTCTTTCTAACCTATCTACTAATTCTTGTCTAGTCATCTTAACCACACTCCCTATTGAATTGTTCTTTAATCTTATCTTCAGCTCTTCTATTTATCTGATGTTCAGCTGATACCTCTAAATCTATTTTAGATTCAATTATATCATTTTCTAAATCGTGTCGTAGTAAATCTAAATCTTGTGATTCTGTATCAACACCTTGATTTAATACATTTTGTATTCTATCTAATATTTCTTGTTTAGTCATATTTCCTCCACATCTCATTACAATGTAACATATCTTCTTTACACAATTTAGTTAGGTTGTTAGTTCTAACATCTGATATTAGACTCATAACCCATTTCTTATCACCTATGTTTTCAAAACTTGAACCACCATTATGATAAGCTTCATTTATCTTATACTTTAATTTTAATAGTTTACCAACGATAGGATTATCATTCCTTTTAGCTGGTCTCTTTTTTGGTGCTATTGTTGGTTTCATTACTCATCTCCTTTAAATAAATCTTCACTACATCTTTTATATACTTTATTCAGAGCTGTCATTTGTTTCTTGGTTACTCTGTAATTATTCTTAACATATTCTTTTACATTCTGTATAAACCCAAGTGCTTTATCATTCTTCTGTTCAGCTAACCTCTCAACCATAGCGATTTTCTCTAATATAGGTTTTAGTTTAGCTTCTGCTTCTGTTTGTAAAACAGGATTAAACTTTGGATTGTTATTACATCTTTTAATACCATTCATTATAGCATCTGCCATCTTTGGTGTAATCTTACGACTACCACTAATTAAGATAGTATACATCTCAATCATAAATTTGTTTTTAGTCTCTGTTAAAGTCTGTAAATTATCCTTCAACCATTTTATTTCATTAGGATAGAGTTTAGCATAATCTTCTCTATTCTTCTTCATAGTTTCTGGTTTAGGTTTTTTGTAAAATCTATTCATATTATTTCCAATTTGTTGTGATTGCCAATTCTGTATCCATCTTTTATCGCCTTCTGTCATTATCTTTCCAAATCTACTAATTTACCAAAATATTTATCAAATGTAAGTATAAGGTGTTCATAATCAGATGATTTCATTTCATCAATTATTTCCTCTGTTCTCGTATCACTAATACCTATTTGTTTACATAAACTCATAGCTGTCCCTAATAGACAAAATGCATTACCCTCAGGACCATTTAAATCAATTACTCTTTTTCTAAATTTATCTTTAGTTAGTATCGCCATCATTCTCCTTATCTAATCTATTTAACTCATCACAATTATATCTTTGAGTTCCACAAGCATAACAATCTTTGTCTCCACAATGCACACCTTCTATATATTCTGTTTGATTTAACATATTACTTACCCCTTTTTAGCACAATACCAAGTGCAATAATTTTTATCTTTATATGTTATTGTTGAACTATGTTTTTTACATTTATCACAACTCATTACGCAACCTCCAATACATCTACACAACCTATTAAGTCTAATTTCTTTTCCTTCCAAATCTTAAAAGGACCTTCAATTATTTCATATGTATTTAGTTCTATAAACGCAAGTGCATCAGTACCATCAACGAATGATAAATTACTCCACCATTCATCTGTTAAATCATAAATGTGAACACCCATATATTCATCAGCTTCACTAGCTGTTTCAGGTGGTTCATTACAATTTATTGGAAACACTTTTAAATCTTTTGTTATTAAACAACCAACACTAAGTAATTCTTTGTAATCCATATTAACTCCTTTTTTATCATTTCTTATCATACTATAATATACGAAGAATATGGCAAATAACCAAATGTTTTATGTGTTTTATTTGTAACAGTTTGTAACAAGGATGTTACAATGAGGTGTGGAGCTGACAGGATTCGAACCTGCGACTTCTTCCGTGCAAGGGAAGCACTCTCCCAACTGAGTTACAGCCCCAATAATTTATCTTACTTTTGGTTCAACCAATCTAACAGAATAACCCAATTCGTCAAATTGTGATTCTGTCATATGTTTTCTTTTCATAAAGAATGTTTTAGCTTGTTTTAGATTAGCTAATGGTGCTCTGTCTACCACTTCATCTTTTAATACTAACTCATACATTAAATTAAACCCTCTTTTTTAAATTTAGTTTTCCATTTAGACCAATTCTTTTGTCCAAACTTTTCTGCTTCTATTTCAAATGAAAGGTTTTTATACCAATCATCTTCTTTACCTGGATTTTTAGCTTGCCATTGAGCTATTTCCATTTCATACATTTCTTTAAACTTCTTCCAACCATATTTCTTGGCATCCATAGCGTGTCTGATTTCGTGTATGATTGTAATCAAGAACTCTTTTAACTGCCTGTTTTTAATGGTTTTATATCGTGTAGATAATTCCAAAGTACCAGTGTCTACATTGTAGTGTGCGTGGTCTTTCATTGATTTTGTCTTAACCTTAACACTACCAACTTTGTAATGTTTCAATAAATCTGAAATCATTTTGTTTTTATTTGTTTCTGATATAAATTCTTTTATTAACATTATTTTCTCTTTATTATTTTAGTCCAACGACTACCACTAAACGCTGGTTCTCCACTTTTGTCTTCATCTAAGAATGGGCTATCTTCGTGTATATTAACCACACTACCTGAAATATCACTTGGGTTATCAACATAGTTTTCAACAACCTTTTTAGCTTCATCTAAGATTTCTTTTTTTAATCTTTCGAGTTCTTTTTCGTTAAAATCTTTCTCATCGTGAAAGTCATCCATTTCCATATCATACCCCATTATAGAAAACTAGCACTTACTTGATTATATGCAACCCACCAAAGTTTCCCACTTCTGTCTTGAACTCTTACTTTACTCTCATCAAGACTATCAACTTTTACTATGGTATCCTTATATAACATACCATCAACTGATGGAATATCCTCTTCTATTCTAACTCTGTCACTTATTTTTAATACCCTACCCCGTACATCTTTCATCTATAACTATCTCCTATTTACAAAACTTTTTAGCGCTTGGAAAATATCCATTGAATGAATAATAACAATTAGCACATAAAAGTCTTATATTATCGTTTAACCAATCTTTACTATCACCATTTTTGAAATCTATCCCTAAACAAACCTTATTTGTAGCCAAATTAGTTTCATTATAACCACAATTATGACACTCTTCTAACCAATAGCCTTTTTTGATTAACTCTTCTTTGACTGTTGATTGACTCCACTTTCTTGGAACTTTTCTCTTACCAAGTATTATATCTTCAACATTTGTGGTTCTGGTTACCCAACCTTTTTGGATACCAATACCAGTTTGATTCAAATGTTGGTCGAATACTTTATAATACTTGGCCCATTTCCTATAAGTCGTGTAACATACATTCATCCATTTAGCTGCTGCCATATTGGACTTAGTATGTTTCTGAGCCTCTAAAATCATATTCTTGGTTATTACTTTTCTCCTACCAGGAATGTTTAGTGGACGATTTGCACTCATTATATCTTCTGATATACTTTTGTTTTTAAATCAAAATTATGAAGTGTTTGAGTTTTAAGATTTTTACCTTGTGTTTGACTTGACTTCCTCCAGGGATTACTTTCTTCTGGTCTATTAGTTTGCCAAAACAATTCATCAAGTTCCAAATCTTGAAAATAAAATTCTTCAAAATCTTTACTTTGATTACTTGGTGGATCAAAGTGATCTCTTGTTGGGTTATTATTTGGCATCCTGCTCTCCTACCTCTTCCCAAGTTCCACTAAGTTCTACTATACCTGATATAGCTTCAAACTCTGATTGAACTGATTCAAAAACATTTACTTTTTCATAACTACCATCAATGTTTTTTGGTGTTTTACCTTTTGGAATGTATAATGCTCTATCTAGTTTATCATACATTGAATCAAGTGCATTTTTAATCACTTTTATTTGGTTGTAACCTTCTTTACTTATCTTTGACATTTTTCTTGTCCTCCTGTAATAACTTTTTTTCTGTTTCTTTTGCTTTATCAAAATCATCTTTTGTATGTTTTCTGATAAACTCGTTTACATCAACATTAAGTCTTTCTAACTCACTTAATGCTAAATCTCTTACAAATTGTTCTTGTTCTGAATCAAGAACAGTTGTCATTAATTTTGTTATATAACTACCTAATTTATTCATCTATTATTACCTTTATACTATCTAACCATTGTTTACCATAATTGTCATAATACCCTACCCAAACTGTAGCTGTATCACCTATGTTTCCTTCATAGACACCCATCATCGTGTGTCCATAACCATCATCTCCTGTGTAACTTGCACCATTCACAACTGAAATATCTTCACAATAATTCCAAGTGCATCCCTCAAAAGTTATGTCTGTAGCCCATCCCAAATATTCTAAATCATATCCAACATAAGCATCTAATCTTGTGAATGTTTGTAATGCACCATCAATATAATCTAAATGATAGTAATCATTCTCATCAAGTGTTAAATATGGTGCTTCTAATTTCAAATAACAATAATCACAAAACTCTTGTGATGGTGTCATTGGATTGGATTCACAACCAATGAATATTACACATATTGTATATATAAATATATATTTAATTATCTTTTCTACCATATTTCTTTTTTCTCCTTTTGTTTTTAGCCTCTTTCAGACCTTTTTTCTTTTTAAATTTCTTTTGTTGTCTTCTATCTTCTCTGACATCATCATAATTTAAATAATCTATCTTAGACATTTTTGTCTCCTATTAATATAAGGGTTTTTTACTATTAAAGTCAAGCTTTTTTTAATTCTTTTTCTAACCATTCAACTTCTTCTCTCATACCTTTAAGAGTCCAACCATCGTGATAACCTTCGTGAGCTAACTCTGATTTTAAATATCTTAATCTTTCTTCAGCTTGTTTTATTGGTACTGCTGGTTTTTTACTACTCATCTGTTACTGCCCTTCCTTTTAATTCTTTCCAATCTTCTTCTGGTCTAACCCTTAAATTAGTATTCCAAGCACCCATTAAAACTTCTGTACATAATTCCAATTCACCTGCTAAGTGTATCAGCGCATTTACATCTTTAGGGAAACAACTACCACCAAAACCTAATTTTCCATCAGGACCTGGAACTGCCCAATGTGATTTACCAAGTCTTTCATCATATGTAGAATACTCCACAACTTTATCATAGTCAATATCAATCTTGTCACATATCATTTTCATCTCATTAGCAAATGATACTTTTGTAGCTAAGAATGTGTTAGTCATATACTTAACCATCTCAGCAGTTATAGAACCTGTTTTTATAATTGTAACATTGGGAAAAACCAATGAATACACTTGTCTTAACTTTGTTGTTGATAGTCTTTCACCACCAATTATAATTCTATTCTGATTCTTGAAATCATCAATGAAATTAGCTTCAGTTAAAAACTCTGGATTGAATATTACTGATATGTTATGACATTCTTTATTTAATCTATTTGTTGTTCCAGGTGGTATAGTGGATTTAATTGCAACTATTCTACCTGATACATTTCTACTCACAACCATATCATTTATATCTTTAACCACACTCTCAACTATACTTGTATCACAACTACCATCTTTTTTCATCGGTGTTGGAACACACACAAATATAATGTTTGATAACTCAACGATGTCTTCTAAATAATCAACACTACATTTATCTTTATCTAAATCATATGTTTCTACTTCATAGTGTTTACTAAACACTTCCTTAACCGCAGTTCCCACATAACCTTGTCCTACTATTCCTATTTTCATAGATTAAGTCCTTTTTTCCATTTTGGTAACCAATCTTCTAAATTAATTGTCGGTTTCCAATTAAACATTTTTTTAATTTTGTTATTATCTGCTAATGTTAATTTTGGTTCAATAACAGGTTCTACTCCAATTGTCTCACCACCCATCATATCAGCTATTTGATTTACTGAACGATTATCACCATTACCCACATTAAAAACTTCTCCCCATATTGGATGTTCATAAAAACCAGCTCTTATGTTAGCATCAACCACATCACCTACATAGGTAAAATCCCGTCTTTGTTCTCCATCACCTCTAATTGTCATTGGTTTGTTCTCTAACATCTGTTTAGCAAAAGCCCCCATCACCAAAGTATAAGCACCTTCAATTGGTTGTCTTTCACCGTAGACATTAAAATATCTTAAAGACACAGTTTCTAAATTATATATCTCTGAAAACAATTTACAATATTGTTCTCCAATTAATTTATGTATAGCATACGGACTCATGGGATTCAATTCAGAATTTTCTGATGTTGGTAAGTCTTTTTCTTCTACATCACCATATACTGAAGATGATGAACTAAACACAAATCTATTCACACCATAATCAACACAAGCTTTTAACAAATTTAGTGTCCCATTGACATTCACATTATGATAAGTAATTGGGTCTTCTATCGATGGTTGAACTCTAGCCAAAGCTGCTGTGTGAAACACCACATCGACTCCAGTCATTATATCCTCCATTATTGGTATATCGAAAAATTCTTCTTTTGATATATCAAATCTAAATAATTTAGCTTTTGAATTTATATTTTCTTCTCTACCAGTAGATAAGTCATCAAAAATAATTACTTCGTGACCATCTTTTATCAATTCATCAACAAGATTACTACCTATAAAACCTGCACCACCTGTAACTACACATCTCATAATACATCCTCCAATAATTTTACATTATATTTTTCTTTAATTAATTTTATAAACTCTAATTCTTTACTTGGTTTGTGAGCTTTATTTGGTCTTTTCTTTAAGTTATTTTCTTTATCTTCAAAATAATGAATTTTATCTTGTGAATAAGTGTCAAAACCATGCAAAACAACTTCATCAAAATGTAATGTTGCAAAATACATTCCAACTACACCTGTACTAGGCCATTGAGGATTAAAATTTATAATATTTTCATTTATATAGTCTTCATACTCTACAGGTACAAATGTTATATTTTCATATTGATTTTGTATCTGCTCAAATAATTGATGATTATATTTAAATTTTGGACAGACAATAAATACACCAGAATAATCATTTCTCCTATCTATTCCCACCTGCAATCTTAAATCATTTATCATCCAATAATCACATCGAGTTCCAATATATTTTGAATAATCATCATGCTCTGTTCCATCATCATTTTTATCCCAACGGTTAAATCTCATCACAACATCCCATCTATCAGAATCAATTACTTCACCATATTCTTTTTCAATAGCTGATGGGCCATTTCCAATTATTAAAATTTTACTCATTAACCAATACCCTTCCAAGTTGCACCATTATCTGTATAGTGATGATGACATATTATGTCTGAGTTATAATAAGATTTAGCACCTTTATTAATCATATCATTAACCCAATATCTATCTTCTTTACCCGATAAAGTTTCATCAAATGGATTATCTATTAATATTTGTTTCCTATAAAATGCAAATGCATTGTGTAAAAAATATCTATTTTCACTTTCACTAAATTGATTTATTACATCTTTCTCTACAAAATGAGACCAAACATATCTTCTACTTATTTTCTTACCATTCCATATTGGTATTTGTTTTCCACCAACTACACAATGTTCTTCTAATAAACCTTTTATTTTTCCAAACTCACAATTCATAATCTGTGAATGAGCTGATAAAACTAATACATAATCATTAGAGCATTTTGTTACACCATAGTTTATTGATTTACCTGGTGTGTAAGAATCCATATTATATGTTTTAATGTTTTCAAAATCATAAGTATTCACAATACCCATTGAGTTATCTGTTGAGTTATTATCAACAACTATTATTTCAGGTTTATCAAATGTATCCAATACTGACTGTATAGCGTAACCAATGTATCTTTCTTCATTTCTATTTCTTATTATAACCGATATGTTATCCATTAACACACTTCCTTTATTTGTTTTAATTCTTCAATTCCAATTGCTTGGTCAGCGTCACTAATTGACTTAGTTGGATTTGGATGACACTCAACTATTAAACCATCTGCTCCCATCGACATAGCTCCTTTAGACACAGGTACAACAAAGTCTCTGTAACCAGTTGCGTGACTTGGGTCGTATATGATTGGTATGTTTGTAAATTGTTGTAATGCTGGTATCATCATTAAATCGGGAGCCCATCTCGTTGAAGGAAAGATATGTCTATAAGAAGGTGCTCCAACAACACCTCTTAAACATATAGCTATCTTCTCATTACCACCATCAAGTATTCTTTCACAAGCTCCAAGTATCTCATCAAGTGTTCCCCAAGTTCCTCTCTTTAATAATATTGGTTTATCCAACTTACCAAACTCATCTAATAAAGAATAGTTTTGAAAGTTTCTTGTTCCAACTTGAATCACATCAATAGCGTCCATTGAAAGAGTTGTGATTTGTTTCACATCCATAATCTCTGATACCATTGGTAAACCACATTCGGCTTTAGCATCAATCATAGCGTGTAATCCTTCTTCCCTCATTCCTTCTTTCCAACCATTCACTTCTCTTCTGATTGGATAAGTACAAGGTTTGTAAGCACCAGCTCTAATCGCATCAACTCCAACTTCTTTTAACTCTTGAGACCAATCTACAATCATATCTCTTGACTCAACCGAACAAGGTCCTGATATTAATACTTTATCTTTACCAACCCACTTGTTACCTAACTTGAATCCAAATGATTTAGATTTATCTACTGACAATCTTAACTTATCATCTTGGATTAATTTATCTATATATTCATTCATTATGAACTACACTCCCATACATTTATTTGAAAACAATTTCTAGTAACTAATTCAGGTAACTCCATTGGCAGTATTGAATGCCAAGAATTGCCTGAACGAATAAACCCAACCAATCTATTAGGTTTAAAATCTATATTTTTATAAACTTTCATTTTTTTCTTTTGTTCATCAGTTAACAATCCAGCCTCTTTGGTTCTGGCATCTCTTAATTGAAAATCAATTGAATTATCATTATATTTAAATGCTTCCTTAAAATCAAAATTAGTATCTTCTTTTCCAAACTCCCATAATTGAGTTCCATTACCCACTAAATCATCAGGCCAATCAGAATTATCCATGTATAAAAGAAATGACACAACCTTATCACTAGTGTCTGGATGTAAAAACCAACCATAATTATCCATATATTTATTTATTTTTGTTCCTGTAAAATAATTTAAATTTTTTGGATTTTCTATTTTATTACTATGACATTTATTTATTTTTTTATTTCCAACTCTAACCTTATATTCTTTTGTTTCTTCAAATATAAAAAACATATAATCAAAAAATTCTTTTGAGTAAATAATATTCAAAAAACTATCCCAAACACTTGAAAAATTACACAATGATTGAAAAGAATCCAATACTTTACCATTACCACCATAGTCAACAGTGTAACCAAAAGTTCTATCATTATGATGAACATTAGCTCCTTGTAATCTAAAAGACTTATCTATTGTACCACCACTCATTTCGTGAAGTTGTTTTCCCCATGTAACAATCGGTTCATTAGTTTCTGTAAGCTTATGATTAGAATTATTTTTTGCTGTATTTAAAACACTCTGTAAATTTACTCCATATTTATCATAAAAATTTAAAAAGTCTTCATCTAATTTTTTAAATAATTTTTCATCTAAAAAATCATCAATCACGAAATGTGAAAATGGTTTTTCCTCAACTAAACTTTTAATTTCTTCTGCTGAATAATTAGAGAAATTATAATCCATTTTTTATATTTACCTCCGCCTGTTTTAAGTCTTCTTCACTATGTATGTTTGTACAATCGTCTAACATACTACCAACTCTTCTACTCATTGAACCATCTTTTACATATTGAGCTTTTGTAATTCTTATTGAACCATTTCTTGTCCCATTTGAATCAACAGTAACTAAGTCATCATATGTGTTATCCACAAAGTAATCCAACATATCATCTATGTTTCTTGTCCTATCTGGATGGTCGGGTTGAAGTGCTACCATATGTGTTGCACCTGATGTTACCTTTAAAACATCATCATTAAGGTTTTGAAAAATATCTACATAAACATCAGCTACCTCAGCGTCTTTTAATAAATGTTCAGGCCTACCTAAAACAATTATATTATCATATGATTTACATATTTTTCTAACTTCATCTGATTCAGTTGATACAATAATTGTTTTAATGTATTCTGAGTTTTTAGCATAATCTAATGAATGTTCTAATAATGTTTTACCATTTATAACTTGTAAGTTTTTCTTTAACAATCTTGTTGAATCTGTTTTAGCTGGTATGATTCCAACTACTGATAAATCGTGTTTCATTTCAATTCCTTTAATTTACTGATTGACCACATATAAGCTTTCTGTTGTCCTTCCCAAGTCATTCCACCCACATGCGGTGTTACTATTATATTTAATCCTTCTTTAATTCCATTAAGTATTGGACTATTTTCTCTATTCCCATACTCATCTTCAATCACATCTGTAGCATATCCTTTAAGTTTTCCACTTCTTAAAGCTTCTACAATATCGTGTTCATTTACAATCTCACCACGAGATGTATTAACAATATACGAATTATTTTTCATTTTTCCAAGCGTTTTTTTATTAATCATATGTCTCGTTTCATCATTTGCATGAACATGTAATGAAATAACATCTGATTCTTCTATAAGTGAATCTAAATCTTTATATCCTTCATATGGATCATAAGCTCTTATTCTCATTCCAAATGCCCAACAATATTTCGTCATCATTTTACCTAATCTACCATAACCTATAATACCAACAGATTTTCCTTGTAACTGATGACCCATATGAGAATCATAATCCCAATTACCTTTCTTAACATCGTCAAAACTACTTGGTATATTTCTTAACATTGAAGACATCAATCCAAATGCTAATTCTGATGTTGATGGTAATTCATTCAACAACTCCATATCTTCTTTGTGAGACATTACCTTAATACCTTTTTTATCACAATAATCAATATCAATATGATTCAAACCAGTACTAGCCGTTAATATAGTTCCATTAAAATTATTTAATGTAAATTCATCTAATTTATAATTTTGTTTATTTGGATTACAGAATAACAAATCATAATTACTTAAATCAAAATCAATAGTTTTTAATTCAGGCATATAATCTACCTCACCAAATGATTCAAGATACTCGTATATTCCGTCTAAATGCTTAATTGGTGTTAAACATAGTATTTTCATTTACTATTAATTCCTCTTCATATGTTTTAATTCTATCTATGGTAACTTTAAATATATCTAATTCAAATTCACCAACTTCAAGGTTATCATTAGCTAATATCTGTGATAATTGTTGAATGATTTGAAAACTCTGATTGGTAAATTTAGTTCCATCAAACCAAACTTCTACATCGTGAAGATATCCTGTAGTATGAATGACATCTCCAATATCATTAACTTTTTTACTTAAATCATCAGTTGTATTTTGTTGTTCTTTTTCAACATAATCTTCTATATATGTATCAACATAAATACCTGCACACCATGGTTCTAATAATTCTAACAATTGGTCATTACAATTTTCAATGACAAAACCAATATCATATTTTGGTGGTACAATTGGTTTTAACAAATTGTTATGTAAAACAGTTGTTCCCCATTTTCTGAAAAACTCTCTTGTGGAATTGTTCATCAGTTTTTGCCACTCTTCTGATTTTTGACTCTCATCTTTAGTAACTTTTCCATGTTGAAACTGACCACCACGAGCAGTTAAATGATATACAAAACTCTGCCATGATTGTATTAATTCAAACCCACCAAGTGACAATCTATTAAACACATCCGAATCTTCACGAGCCGATGCGAATCTTGGGTCATGTCCACCTATTGAAATGAAGTCATCCTTGTACATCATCCACGGCGCGAAACAACCATTAGTAGTTTTGTCTTTGAACTCAACTTTAGATTCTTCTACATACTTATCAAAGTCATCTTCCAACCAACCCTCTTCTACATCTTTTTCAGGCCACATACCAAAGTCTTTAATAATCTTCTCACCATTCTCTGGATGTAGTGGTGGTTCTATTCTTGTAGCACACACTACTTTCTTTTTATCAAGGTATTTAAATGCTTCCAAATCAGCATCTTTACCCAACATCATATCAGCGTGGAATATCATAAAAATATCTGTATTGGATTCTTCTACACATTTATCATATGCTTTTCCAATACCATACAATTCATCTGTGTCATTTATAATGTATTTTAAATTATACTTTTCTTTAACTGACTCCAACCATTCAACCGTCCCATCATTGTCAGCATCAACGAATACAATTATGTCGTGGTCTTTTCTATAAGCATTTTTTCTTATTGAAGGTATACAAGCTTCAAGATACCTACGATTGTTTTTACTTGGTATACAAAATGTTATTTTATCCATTTTTTAATTCCTTATATTTTTTTATATAATCATCTGTAACTTTTATAAACTCCACATCATCAAACACAGGCATCACACCCCATTTATTCCACCATTTTTTTGCATTTGTGGTTTCAGCTATAACTTGTCTATCAGATTTAACAGTAAAGTCATCAGTAGGAAAGTGACTACCCCTAGCCCCAAAATGATAAACAACTGATTTAGGTGTTAATACTATTTTATAATGTTCTAACTGCATTCTAATAAATAAGTCCATATCTTCCCAAGAAGCTGGTGCAAATAATGGATCATTACCACCTATATAATCCCAATCACTTTTTCGTATCAACCCACTTACACCCTCACCTTTTCTAACTTCGAAATCATTGATACTACTGAACTCATCACACCAATCTAAAAACCACACCTCATCAAAGTTATGGTGGTATTCACCAAACTCTTCACATGGAACAATATGTGTTCCTGGTCTTCCAGGTTTTTCATTAAATATATTAGGTTGGACTCTATGACTAAAAACCATCATAGGTTCACTTGGATATTTATCAAATACTTTCAATAACTCAATATCCCAATTCTTTGAAACATAAAAATCTGAATGTATAAAATTTATAAACTCCGTTTTAACTTTACTAGCAACAAAATCCATACCACCACCAATACCACGAGCGACTTCATTGTCTGGTTCTATATAGATTTCTAAATTATATTTATCTTTATTCTCTTCCAACCACTCATTAGTTCCATCATCACAATTTTCAGCATGAATAATAAATGGAGCATTTTTAAAATAACTATGCTCCCTAACAGACTTAACTGCTAATTTTAAATAGTCAAAATTATTATAAGTTGATATACAAAATGTCATTGTAGATTCATCATATTTATCATAAACCCAAGAACTTTCTATTTCTTTAGGATTTACAAAACCAATATCATTAGAACCATCTCCATGTATTATCTGAGTGTATGGGAAATCTATCTTAAACTCCCCCTCTTTAAATGACACCACATCTATTATTCTAAAATCGGTGTAATCATCATTAACAATAAAATTATTTGGAGCTATGTCATCAGAATACAATCCTAACTCTTTATTTAATTTTTTATACTCATCAATTACAGACCTATAAAATCTATCTGAATTAATTTTACTACTAAAAAAGTCTAAATGTTTTTTACCTCTGTCTAAAAAAGTATTTTTGGAATAAAAATTATTTGCTGATTTTATAACTGATGGATACCAATCATAAAACTTTGTAACAATCATCTCTTTACTTATTTTATATGTTTCAATAATTTTATTATCATCTTGAGTGTAATCCATCACCGGTTTCGGATTAGATAACACTTTATTGTCAATCCACGGTTCATAATTTTTTATAACAAAAAACATAGAGTCAGTTTCTTTTCCATCTATAAAACAATCACTCCAAACTTCATAGTCTCTTTGTGGTTTATCAATATGAGTAGACCTTACATCCTCTTTTTCATATGTCAGCTCTACATAACCTTTTCCTTTTATGTAAATTTTCTCTGTCATAGTTATTGATTACCACCATATAATTCGTTTACAGCTATATCAATAGATTTTGCTAACTCTATAAAATCTCTTATTGTTAAATCAAATCTTAAATTTTTGTAATGAATGTGAATACCTTCTCCAATATTATCTTCAATATCTAATCTCTGATTTTCTCTTGTGTTTTGTAAAAGGGCCGATGAAAGAACGACAACCCCAGCGTTTACATTATGATGTTCCATTTTTATCTCCTAGTAATCTGTGAATGAAATATAATTTTCATAAATTTTAGAACTATTTCCAATACTTAAACTTTCAAAAATAGTATTTGATGTTTTATAAAAAGCAATTTCTAATAATTTGTTTAATTTTTCTTCTTGACAATCTTTAAATAAATAATTCATTCTATCTTCATATCTTTTAGTAACTTTCTTTTTATCAAAAATACAATGACAAGCTAAATGAACTAATTCATCTTCTGATGATGGTTGACTTAACCATACACCGTCAACTAATGTTTTATGTTCTAACATAGACTTTTCTAACTCATCATTAACTTTTATGAATAAATTAGAATCATTTGAACTTCTATAATACAATCCAGTAACAATATCAAAGTGTACATCCAACTCTTCATTTTTAAAATGAATATGAGGTTCTGCACCATACAAACAAGGATTTTGGTCTTGATATATAAAATAATTGTCTTTACAATTTTCTACTAAATCAGAAATATATTTGTTTGGTACTAAAACATCTATATCATTTTCAATTGACGATTGTTCAGGTATAAAATCAAAGTTTCTTAAAGTCGTAAAATTACCATTGGTAATTTTTTCAATAGATTTAAAAGTAGAGTTTATAAGTTTTTCTCTATTCATATTAATCTATCTTTATGTTTTTCATTTCGATTAGTTTATTTGCACCATTGATTACATGAGTTGCAAATTCACTAAATTCTTCTGGTCTCATCTCTATACGATAAACACCATTCTGTAAATGAATGATATTACCATCATTTTGTTCTATTTCTAAATACTCTGATTTATTATCTTTAAACTCAGCCTTAGATAATATTTTTTGTATGACTCCCATGTTTATTCCTCCAATTTATGAATAAGTTGTTGATTAAATCCTACTATTAAATTTCTGTAATTCTTCATTAAAATATTGATGTGACATATCTCGTTTATCACTTTTTTTATCTTTCATCTTTATAAATGGATTCATTGAATTTGAACGATAAACTCTATCTTCCATCACTATTAAATTCTCTAACGAATACTGATTAATATCGTAATTATTGTTTAACAATGTATTAGAACATTGACAAACAAATGTATCATCCAAACCATAATGACCTAAACTGTCAGGTATATCAATCAACTTTAATAAATTTTTGCTATATAAAGTCATCCAACCACCATCGAATTTAAAATATGGTAATTTTTCTAATCCAACATCTGAAACTTCATATTGAAATAACATATATGGGTCTGATAACCACAATTTTTCACTTCTTGGGGTATTTTTATATTTATTATGAGATATTATGTCCCAAGATTCATCCCACAACTGAAATATTTGAGGTGTGACTATATAATACTTTTCTTTTATGTTGGATATAGCATTTTCTAAATAAAATAAAATACTTTCTGGAAATAACAAATCAGGATCTAACCCAATTATGTGAGTAACATCATCGTCTGCTCTTAAAGCATTTCTTCTAACTGTATTACAACCAGTTGGTTCTTCTGAAACTTTGTTTTCATTTATAAATGGACTTTTTTCAAACAATAAATTAAATTTATCAATACAATATTGTTTTGATAATATTGAATTATCCCAATCGACATCTTCATCTGATACATTTAATGTAAAATCTAAAACAAAGTTATTTGGATTAACATACAAAGAAGACCTTTTTAATTGGTCTACAATCCATGTTACTTGGTCAAGTTCATTTGGTGTTGAATGTAAAACTATTTTAATTTTACTCACTACGAAGAACTCCATTTTTTTAAATTATAAATGTCGAAATATTTATGTTTCTGTAAATATAATCTAACATAATTTTCCATAACATAAGCCTTGCCAATGTTTAAGTACTCATCTGATAAATAGTATCCTATTTTACTATAAGAATGATCTTTTTGAATATCATATTTTTGAATCAATTCAGCTTTTACTTTAAAATCTTCTTCTGATAATGGTATAAAATAATTTGGTGAAAATTTCAAACAACTTGGTGAATGTAATGTTATATAACTTTCACAATATTTAAACAAACCTCTAGCTATATCAGAACAAGAGGTATGGTCTGTATGTAAATCTTCTTCATCGTGAGTAAGTAAATCAAAACTTGAATCAAAATCTATCAACTTATAAAAATCATCTTTTAAATCATCAAATTGAGTTTTCAATTTTGTTGAATCATAGTTTAAATTTAAATACTTTATGTCTTTTCCAATATAATTTGATAGTTGTTCTACATTTTCTATTGTAATTGGTTCTTTATAATCATTGTTAGTAGCAACATATAATCTAATATCATTATACTCTTTATGATGTCTAATAATATAACCAACACATCCTAACTCAAAATCATCTAAATGAGCAGCTAAAATAATTAAATCTTTCATTTATATTCCCTCATAAAATTTATTTTGTTTTTCTTGTCTACCTATATCTTTTGGATGATAGAATGAAAATTGTTCTTCTGCTGGTAAATAAGTATGTTCTTGATAACCTGTCAAAACTTCGTGTACTTTATTCTTCCATAATATGTTTGGACGATTTCTCCAAATCCTACCTTGATAATCTGGAAAGTTTACCCAACCTTTTTCATTCACATTCCAACCCCATTTATTAATATGTTCTTGTGTGATACCATCAACCGTATTTACTCTTGGCACCCAATACAAATCTATTGTTGGATTTGCCTCTAATACAGGTTTGAGATTCTTCATCAATGATTTATGTGGAATCTCATCAGCATCTATATTAACAATATAGTCATTTTTGCACATACGAGTCAAGTAATTTTTTTGTCCAGCGTAATCTTTTAACAAATGTCTTTGTTCAAAAGTCATTTCGTGCATGGATGTCATTACATCTAATATCTCTATTGTCTTTTTATTGTCTGAAAAATCATCAAGAATTACTATTTCGTCTTCTTCGTCTTTATGTTTGACTAAGAACTCAAGTAATTTTTGTAGTGATGTGTCTTCATTGTGAGTTAATATGCTATAACTAATCTTCATCCGTGAATACCCTTATTGGTTCTAAATATACTGCACCTTTTTTAGCTATCATATAATCATAAGTTCTGTATTGTCCTTGAATACCAAGACTTTTAGAAATCTTATCATATGCTTCTTGTTTAACACCTTTTATATCATTGAGAACAAATCTTCTTTTGATTTCAAGTTTATACAAATTATTTTTGTCATCAATTTTTTTAAAATCACCAATCTTTTCTAATAAAGTAACTTGTCTTTGATTTAATCTTAATGATATTTTATTTGATTCTTCAAGTTTTATACCAATTAAATGTTTAGTCGTTGTCCCATCTTTTAAAGTCACTAGTATTCTTGGATTTAATACTAGTATGGAATTAACACGAGATTTACCAGTGGATTTTGATTTATATTTAAATGAAATAATGTCACCTGGTTTTACTCTATTCCAAGTATATGGTTGTTTTCTATTCGCCATTATTTAGTCTTTTTTAATTTTGGTAATTTAACTTTTTTAGGTTTAGATTTTTCTTTTAACATTTCATTAATCATTGTCATACCTTCAAGAAACAAATCATAAACAACGGCGTTATCTGTATCTATTTTTTTATCATAAAACTTCCCTGGAACACTTGGATTTGGATATTTTTTTCTATCCTCTTCAGGTATTTCAACCATTGGCGCGAAAGCCCACTTTAATTCTTTCTTAATATTTACAGGATACAACATACCGATTGGTAATGTGATGATACTTGGAATCCAAATCTTATCATTTTTCTCAATAGCCCAATTCTTCATATCTTCACCAAGTTTTTGAAACTCTTCATTGGTTTCTTTCGTACCTGTAAATTTACTTGTAGTTGTGTAACCACAATTGATACACTGCATTACCTGAGCTTTTTCCGTTCCCGCTACATGTAATGCTTTTTCTTCACATAAGAAACAATTACTTATTAAGTCTTTCATACTGTAGCCTCACTTGTTTTTTTTAATTTTGGTAATTTAATTTTTGGTGGTTTTGAACTACCTACTTTTTTTAATTTCGGTAATTGTAATCCAACTTGTTGGGGAACTTTATCAATCATTGGTGTAATAATTTTATCAAGTTCGTCTGTCATTTTATCTAATGTAAATTTATCTCTATTTATTTTCATTAGATTTAGTGCTTTTTTCTTAACTTCATCATAATTTTCAAAACAATAATTCATAGCTTTATAAGCTTGTGTTTCATTTACATTAAACCATTGTGATTCGGGTATTATAATATTTTCCCAATGTTGTGATTTAGGAACTTGAACTAATTCACCACCAATTAACATAGAATCTGTTTGTGATAGGAAATCCATATGACCACTCCAAGAACTCGCGATTACAGGTAATCCAACCATAGTTGCTTCTAATAATGGTCTTCCATACCCCTCACCATGCGTCAATGATACAAATGATTTTACCTTTGGATGATTATATAATTTATTCATTTCCTCTGTAGATAATGAACCATGTAAAAGGTAAACATTTGGTAGATTCCAATCCTTTGGAAATTTTGATTTAATTTTATTTATTTTATTTAAACATGTTTCTCTATCTAATATTGAAAATCCAGCACCATTTGTTTTTAAAATTAAAGCTGGTTGTTCTTTTTTATTAGCAAATGATTCATAAAATACTTTAACTAATTTTGATATATCTTTTCTATCTTCACCATAACCACCTTTACCCCATAACCCAACATGTAAGAAACAAAAGTCTTCTTTAATATCATCTACTAAATTCAAAGATGATTTATCTAATGGTTTATAAACATCCAAATCAACACCCTCAAAGAGAACTTCAATAGGTTTAGTTAATCTTAATTCACCAATTTTTTGTTGTTTACCATCAGGCATATTTTGCATTTTTTCATATAGAGCAGATACAAATCCATCCTTTGAATGTTTTGAAGGAACTATAACTAAATCCATTTTGTTACAACCTTCTACCCAAACACTTGACACTGCTGTTGTTTCTATACCAGCTGTTATACCAATGTTAAATTTACCATAAGTCTGAAATTCATTTGGTATTCTGATATCCACATATACATCAGGTTGTTTATCCATCTTAGGTTCAGGTAGAATACAATCAATAATATTCTTGTCCAATTCAACATTTAGTGCGTTTTTTGGTGTTTGACCCCAATTTACATCCATTATTTTTATATCGAACTTATCTAAATTTAAAAAGGAACGAACTAAATCTCTAGCGTGGTCACCATATCCACTTCGTGATGAAACAGGTGCACATATTAACATAACTTTTTTCATTACACAACCTCCAATGTATATTGTTCTCTTGGTTTCCAATTTTCAAATGTAGCTTCAATGTTTTTGATGAATGATTCTGACATATGTTTACCAGTCATTCTACCATCACCTAAAACAAATTGTCTTCCAACTTCACCACATCTTTCTCTTTCTTCAGTACCAGCTTTATACCATTCCAATAATGATTCACCGGCATCTTCCCAACTACATCTATCATCAAAGATGTATGGTGTTAGTGGTGAACCTTGACAACTTATGTTTGATGGAAATACAGGTTTAACCCATTCACCATGTTCTTTATAAGTTCCTCTGTGATTAGATTTTAACTCAACATAATCTTCAGCAGTTAAGTAGTCACCTTTTTCATTTTTGAATCCACATTGGTCTTGTAATCCACCAGTTACATTAACTACGATAACTCCACCCGTATGTAACATCTCACAACTACCTAATCCAAATCCTTCATTTGATGCCATATTGATATAAACATCACAAGAATTAAATATAAAATTCATCTCTTCATCATTAAATGCACCATTTGTATGATTATCGTGTGTAAATAGAATTGGATAATCAGGTAAAAGTGTTTTACAAACAGCTCTCATATCAGTTCCATTCTCATCACTTGGTGCTGCGTGCCAAACTAAACAACATTCTTTTCTTTGTTCAGGTGTAAGTTTATCCATCATATGTTTGTAAGCAAGAGCGACATCACCTGGTGATTTTCTTCTAATGTTACGATTTAAATAAAGTACTTTAAATTTATATTTATCTAATCCCATCTGCTGTTCAAACTCTCTGAATTTTGTATCACCTTTATCATCTATCTTGAATATTCTTTTATTAGTAATTCCATGTGGAACATAATCTGTTTGCCAATCTTCGTAACCAAATTTAGAAAGTATTCTTTTATTAATACCATAAGTTTGTTTTGATATTGACATTAACATATCTGAACTTCTGTAATAATTGGCGTTGTATAATGGATCAGGTATATCATCCCATATGTTATAATACATAATAGGAATGTCTTGTCTTATCTCATGCTCCATTTCATATAACCAAATCCAAAATCTTGGGTCTGTGAAGTGCATTATTGCATCTGGATTTTCCATTTCCAACAGTTGTCTTAAAATTTCTGGATTACCATATCCTGATACTGGATATATTTTTAAATATGCGTCTTTGACACCATAATCTGTTGTTACAGCTTGACTCATATCTATTATTTTCCCTTGTTCAGGATGAGTAACTGCCCCACCTAATTGAACCCAATCATATTTGTGTAGTGTTCCCATTACAAATTCTTTTGATTGTGTTGCTATTCCGGAATGCATTCTCAAGTCATCTGACAAGAGTAGAATCTTTTTCTTCTTCATAACCTATTTTCTCCTAATTAAAAGTTGCTGCCACTAACTGTTAAGTTGTCGTATGTTTCTATTTCTTCTCTAAATTTATCATCTGTTAAAAATCTATCTACTGAACGATTTGTTAGTTTTTGTAAAGTCATCTTCGTGTTGACTGTATTCAGTTTGAACCTCTCATATAACGATTCTAATATTTTTACAGATGTTAGTTTTGTGTTTTTCATAATAATCTCTCCATCGTATTTACATATATAAATATATAAATATATAAAAAAACTATGAAATAATTATTCTTTTTTTATTTAATTTTTTTGCATATTCTAAAACATTCTTCGTACCACTAGCTTCTACACCTTCAGGTATGAATGCTACAATGAAATCCGATGTTCCAGCTATAATCTTATTTCTTGCAAAAAAGTTTTTCATATTAAAATCTTTACCATATCTTGATGATGGCATTGTACAATATAAATTATGTACTTCGTGGAATGGTGGATACTCTTCATATTGTAATCCTAATTCAAGTGCATATTTTTTAGCATATTTATCAGCACCAGTCTTACATCCACCACTTACAATAATGGTATCATTACCATACTCGTTTTTTAATTTAAATACAAAGTCTTTAATTTTCTTTTTGTTCTCATATCTTCTACTCCCTACGATAGCAACTTTCATTAGTGATTTCTACCCCCATCAAATACACATATGAATATTAAATCTTCATACTTACTTGTATTCCATACCTTATGAAAATCACCATCTGGTATTAATATAATGTCACCAGGACTGACACCAAATTGCATGTCACCAACTACCATAGTTCCTTTACCACTAACGAATTGATATACTTCTTCTTGTCCGTTGTGATTGTGACCACCTGTTTCTTTGAGTGGATGTAATATAGTTTTAGATACTATTAATCCATTCAAATCTGTATTATCAATTAATGTATATGTTTCATTTTCTTTTATTATTTTACTATCTTTTTCATTTAGATTAATTTTCATCTTGCTCCCTCCCATAATCATCTTCGATTCGCACAATATCATCTTCTCCAAAATAATTTCCTGTTTGAGTTTCAATGAATATTAAATCTTTATCAAATTTATTTTCAACTCTATGTTTAGTTGTCACGGGTATTTCTACTACCATACCTTTATGAAAAAGATATTCTTCACCATCGAGTATAACCAATGCTTCACCTTGAACTATAACCCAATGTTCAGTTCTTTCGTGATGATACTGATAACTTAATCTTTGTCCTGGTTTCACAATTATTCTTTTTACCTTACAATAAGGTTCATCAAGTAAATGTTCAAATGAACCCCACGGCCTTTCTTCATAATAATTACTATTCATTATACCCCCACACTACAATGTTCTGTTTTTCTAAACTCACACCATTTACAAGCTTTCTTACTTGGTGTTGGAATGATGTTTTCTGATATTTTTTCACCCTCATCATTGAATGCTAAATCTAAGAATGTGTTCAGTCGTTTAGCTACCTTGTTCATACTCACAGTACCACTCGCTGGTGAGAACTTTTGTACTCTCTTTTGTGGGAACATAGCGTTTTCCCATAGTTTTCTTTTAACGATAAAGTATTCTACTTCTATCTTATCTATAGGATGATTGTATTGTTTTGAATAAAATTGTTTGTATAATAATAATTGTTGAGTTTTGTTCTCATCTTTCTTCATCCACTTGTTCCATCCTTGTGTGGATGTCTTTATATCATAAATTGTTATTGTGTTGTGAAACTCATCTAATATTACTAAATCCAAGTAACCAATAATTTTAACATTTTTCTTTAAGTCCACTTCAATTGGAACTTCACAACCTATTAGTTTGTAACCTCTTTTACTGAAATAATCAGCTCTTCTCTTCTTGACAAAATCTAATATATTCACACCATCTTGAAAGAACTCTCTTAATTGTTCCAATGTACAAGGTTCTTTACCCTCTTCTTCTTTAGCTTTTTTGAATCCTTCAATGAGTTTATCGTGTAATCTTTGTTCAAGATTTAATTTGTTTGCATTCTTAATACTATCATTATACATAACTTCTAACCAAGTTTGTATAACTTCGTGCATTGCTGTACCGAATATTAAATGTATATTTGTTTCAAATACTCGTAACTTATCTATATAATTGAGCTTCCACCTTTGTGGACATTCACTAAACATTGATAATTGACTATAACTAATTCTTCCCATATTATAATATACAACCTTTTTTTCTTTTATCCAAGCTTTAATTTTATAAATGATACAATTTCACCAGCTATATTTTTCTTTGTAAAGTTTTCCATTCCCTCAAAACCAGGATTACTATTTACTTCACATATTTTAAACCCACCATTATGGAATAGTAAATCAACACCGGCAATATCCAAATCAAGTGCTTTAGATGATTCTGTTGATAACCACTCTATCTGTTCATTAACTTCATATGGAAATCCCTCACCACCACGAGTGATGTTTGCTCTAAAATCTTCATCAGTAGCCTGCCTCATCATACAACCCACTACTTTATTATTAACCACAAATACTCGTAAGTCTTTACCCCAAGTGTCTTTTACAAATTCTTGTATTATTATATCATATGATTTTTTAGTTAACTCAGCCATTGTAACTAATTGTCTTAATTGTTTTTTATTCTCAGCGAGAAACACCCCTCTACCATAACTGCCACTAATCTTTTTTACAATAACAGGAAACCCTAAATGTTTCTGTACAAAGTCTACATCAATTGGATGTTTCAATAACATTGTATTTGGAATGTCAAGATTTGATTGTGCCAAGATTTGGTGTGAGTATAATTTATCCTTTACATTATCTATAGCATCTGATGAATTAATTACAGGTACTCCCATTCTTTCAAAGTGTCGGATAACTGCTTTGATATAATAACTTGTTCCACTACCTGTTCTTGGAAATACAAATTGTGGTAAATCACTTTCCAACCCATTAACCAATATTGATTTTTTATTTTCTTTGTTTACAAATATATCAATGGTGTTTGGGTCTACCAATTGAATCTCAATATCTTGTTTCTGAAATTCTTCAATTAATCTATCAGTTTCATATGATTTCCAAAATCTATCCTTAACTAACATCCAACCTTTATTCATAAAATTTCTCCTTTGATTCTACTTCAATCTTCTGTATCTCTGGAAAGAATTGATATGCGTCTTTTGGATATGGTTTTGATTCGTGTATCAATGTATTCATAATTTTCTTTTTATCTTTTTTACTACATAACAGATATAAATATCTGTGTTTCTCAGGTTCTTCTTTTCTCCAAAATGTATGTCCGATTCTTTTCTTTAATTTCTCTAAATTATGAGAACCAAACTTTGTCGTAACATTTCGTGAATGCATCCAAGTACCATCTTCTGTAAGTCGTATAGCATAATTGGGCATTAGTCGAATACTATTACCTTGATATATCCAATTCGTTGCTTGATAAATAATACCCAAGTGTCCTTGTTCTGGATCAGAATAGGATACTAATACTTTTATATCACTAGCATTTTCCTTTAACCAATTGAATGTTTTGGATAGAACTACACTTTCTGTATTCTTTCCGTAATCATCAAAGATAAATAACCTTGTTAACTCCAATACTTCTTCTTCCTTTAACTCAGGTGAAATGGATTTAGGAGCACTTCTTCCAACAGGATAACCATAGATAGCAACACCAGCTAACTTCTCATCTTTCTCATCAAAGAATGAATGTTCGTTATCTGTTTCATAAAAGATACCTAAAGCATATCTACAAGATGTCCACTTGTGACTATAATGATTTTTCACAATCATATCCTTAGCTATCTTTTTTGATATTTCTCTAATGGTTATTTTATTTGGATTGATTGAAGTCAAAGTTCCTCTTTAATGTTTCTAAGTTTTCTTCAGCTTCTGATAAACTTTCTGTCCACTTCCTTACTTCTTTAAGTAAATCTGTATGTTCTCCAATCATTGTTGCGTCATTGAATAATATATCCAATGTAGCTAATGCTTCTGTTCTTTGTGCTTGATAACTATCTATTGCTGCTTGTATCAATTGATTCATTTTATTTTCCCCATTTTCCATTTTTAACTATTGTTGCCATAATACCATAATTAGACATATCCAAAAATGCGTCTTCCAATGGTTCATCTACAGCTGACTCTCTATTTCCCATTAACAGATTTTTTATTCTCTGTACTTTATCATTTACTCTAAACCACAATCCAGTCAATGATAATTTAATCTCATCATCTGTTAGTAATTGTGTTCCAACTGAAATATTACTTGGACCATAATCGTGTTGTTTTCTACAAAACAATTCATATTGTTCTCTCTGTAATCTTTTAAACTCACCAGTCATTTTAGGCCATTCGTTTTCCATTTGTTCTACGATTGGATGTTTAGTAACTGTTAAGTCTCTTTCAGTCATTGTTAAGTCGTTTTCTTTTATGTTGCTCATTTCAATAACCTCTTTATTGTTTTTTCATTCATTCCGTATTTCTCTAATATTTCAATTAATTCATCTTTAGCAATTAAATCTAAATAATCTTTTACTTGTGATTTACTACATTCAAAATGTGTTACCATTATGTCAAGTAATTCAGCATTGTATTTCTTATCTTTCTTACCTTTAATATACTTGTTGAATCTCTTACCTTTAGGGAGCATATTACAATACCACTTGTAAACCTCTCTTGGTTCTAATGTTCCAATGGAATACTTTTGAAAGAAGTTTACAATCTCAAGGAAATCTTTATCCATTGATAACCAACGATTGATTATAAATGGGCTGAATTTCTTTTGTTCATCTTCTGTGAAATCATTCCAATGTGTTTTCTTTACAAGTATTTGATTTATCCAATCGAATATTGTCATTTACCAAATCCCCACGAACCATCTTTTGATGAAGGTCTTGCTGTTGTTGGAAATTGTCTTTTCATAGCACAATGGCACTTTGGACACATTCTATCTTCTCTATCATTTGAATTTGTTATAACTTCAACCGAGTGTGAACATTTTATACATTTAAAAGTATAAAAAGGCATTACTCAAGTCCACCAACATCTGAAAATTCTTTATTCACATGTCCACATTTTTCACAAGCAAATACTTGCATCGGAATTATTGTTTCTTGTCCACCTGGTGCAACTAAAGCTGACATCTTTCTTAATAAAAGTGTCTGTTTAAATGTTTGTCCACTACAAGAATCACATTTGATTTCCGCTGTTTTACTAAAGTCAATTTGTTCCTGCATTTGACCATTTTTACCTGGAATCATCATTATTCTTCTCCTCCCTGATATACTTCTTTTATTGTAACATCTTTTTGTTCCCACTTTATTTTAGATAAGATGTTTTCATCTTCATATGGTGGATGGTGTAATGTAATATACAACACACCTTTTTCCATATCATTATGTTCTACTCTGAATCGTTTGCTCATTTTAATATCCTCATTATTCTAATTATCAAAGACATAAAGTTTATCTCTTTGTCCACTACATTTACATCTTGGAATTGTGCTTCTGCAATATTCATAATACACTCAGCTTGTTTACCATTACCATAGTTATCCACTTCATCATATAACAATCTATATATTTCTGAATAATCTGAAATAGAATTATCAGCAATTAGTTTTCTTATATCATTAAGTTTAGCATTACTTGATAACATTTCTAACAATTGTAGTTTGTAGTTATTTTGTATTACAGAACTTGTATCAATCTTCAACTTACCATCAACGATTTGTCTTTGGGCTGAATTGATAACTCTACGAATATCAGGATAACCTGCATTAACTATAAGAGCTATATCATCAAGTTCAAATTGACAATTCTCTTCTTTCAAGATATTAACCATTTGTTGTGCAACCTCTTTCTTTGAAGGTGGTACAACTTTATATGATTGACATCTTGATTGGATTGGGTCGATTATTCTTTCTACATAATTACAAGTTAGAATGAACCGACAATGTTTTGAAAATGTTTCCATTAGGTTTCTCAATGCAGCCTGTGCATTTGGTGTAAGATAATCACACTCATCAAGAATGATTACTTTCAAGGATTTGAAACCTACGGATGAAGCAAATGTTTTGATTTTGTTTCTAACATCATCTACTTTGTTCTCATCAGAAGCATTGATATACATATAATCACAATCAATGTTATTAACCACTATCTTGGCTAATGTTGTCTTACCAGTACCAGCTTTACCATAAAGTAAAAGATGAGGCACATCTTCTGATTCAAGATATGCCTTTACTTTTTCTTTAAGATGCTCGTTACCTACATAAGTTGATAAGTCTTTTGGACGATATTTTTCTACCCATAAGCTATGCGACATTAATCAACATCCTGCATAGCAACTACATAATATGTAGAATCAAAATCATCAATCTTGAAGTTTACTTTAGCCAATCCCTCAGTTGAAACTTCTAATACTGCTGATGAACATTCACGATTAGCAACCAATACTTCTTTGAAAAGATTAGCATTGAATGTTATTGGTGTATCAACATCACAAGAAGTAGATTCAACAGGTATGTTAACTCTATTTGTATTTGTTGATGAATAACCAATCACAACTTCACAACCCTCACCACTCTTCACTATAGAAAAAGTATCAACACCACTCAAAGCACCTTTACCTTTAACAAAAGTATCAATGAATTTTCTGTCAAGTTTAATTTTAGTTCCAAACTCTGGAAGTCTTTTCATTTGTGGTGGATCAGATATAACTGATAAGTCACTTAATACATAATCAACAGATGTAGTTCCGTGTTTTACTTTAAGTGAAACAGCTTTATCACCGAATTTTGTTAAGTCTAATGAAACATCATCACCTAACACATTTATCAAACTTTTTAATTGGTCGGTTTGATATACACCAATTTCAGCTTCGTCAAATGGAAACTTGTCAACCTTTACACTACCTAATAAAGATTTATCAGGTGTTACAAATGATGTTGTTAAAGAATCACCACTTGATTTCCATTTTACTGAATTTACATTTCCACCCAAATTATACTTTTGAATGAATTTATCTAACTTACTTTTTTGCATCTTACATTTCTCCTATGTTTAAGATTTATCGTTTATAATATAACACTAATTGACCATATAAGTCAAGCTTTTTTTAAAAGAATCTTTCCAATGTATTTGCTTTATCAACAGGCATATCCCATTTCAATGCTTCGTAAAACATTCTTATCTTCTTCTCTAATGCTCTTGTAAATAATTTATCATAATCTATGTTTTGTTCAATGAACTCCATAATCTTTGGTGGATCATCATAACCTTTAAAACCAATTTGTTTAATATTCATCGTATTTGGTTTTAAGTAAATCCATTTAATCTTTTCTGATGATTTGATTTGTTCAAAGTTATTCAATCCCCAATATCTCAACAGGTCATTATACACCCAAGCTGCTTTCACATGTACAGGTGTTCCCTTTTTCATAGTGGTGAATACTGCATCTTTTGGTGTTGAGTCTTTAAACTTATTTAATTTCTTAACACCAGTTGGTAAAGAAATATCTTGTATATCTGATGTTTTCATTTCTTTCTTAAACTTTAATATATTCTCATCAATCACATCTTTATCCACATCACCCAATATGTCTTTCAACACACCAGTCATCAATTCTCTCATCGCGGGTGGGAATGAACTTCTTACAATATCTAATCCTTTAACATCAAGTCTATCACAAGTCAAACCACCATCGTTGATAATCCATTGTCCATATCTTTTCTTCGTAACCCAAAACGCTGATTTAGCCACACACTCTTGTTTAATATCAAATCTATGTTCATCAATATTCAAGAATCGTTTAGCAAATAAATTATATGATTCATTAATGTAGTCTTGAACAACACCAGCAGTTTCCAATATCTTCTCTGTCATAAACTTATCATCATTCAAGTCTGCATTTGGGAAGTCTTTTTGAACCAATGGAATAGCTGAATAGAATACTGAATCAGTATCAGTATAAATACAATAGTCTTCTTTGTCTCCAAGTTTATTATTATAGTAACTATTAGCAATCTTCTCTGTAAATTTAATTAAATCTTGTCCAGTCGTAGTGGTAGCCTCAGCATTATCAATATCATAGAATCTAAACACAGGTAGTCCCAACACCCCATAAAGTGAATTTAGTACAATCTTTTGTACATGCTGTCTTCTCTTGAAATATCCGTGTTGTTCATCATCACCCTCTTCACCATATTTCTTCATCAACCTTTTATACTCAACTCTTTCATCAAACCACTTAGATAATAATGAAGGAATCAAACCTTTTTTATCATTACGATACAGAATACCATTTGAAGATATGGATACTTTATTAGACTTAAACATACCAGCCAACTCTTTATTATTCATATGTCCTTGAGTTTTACCACTCTTTTCTAATGAATAAGTTTTACTCACACCTTTAATAAACTCTTCAGCATTCCAACCATTCACTTTACCAATCTTCATCTCAGGTGAAATATTCAACGACATAATAACTGAAGGATACATAGATGTTAAATCCAAATCAAACACCCAATTGTATTTACCTGCTTTAGGTTCTTTAACATAAGCACCTGTAAATTTATCATTACTACTGCGATTCATTTTCTCTCTAGCATCTAAATCTTTGTTAGGAGCAACTACTCCAATGTTTTTAAGATAAACCAAAATAGCACCTTCTAAATATCTACTTGAATGATAAACATCTTCATATGGAACTCTACCCACATGACATATACCACGAGCCAATTCAATAAATTTTAACTTATCATCAAGTTTCTTTACGATAATTACATCATTCAAGTTATATTCAATATACTTGTTAATATCTGTTTCGTATAAATCTTGTAGTGTTCCATCAAATTCTATCTTACCAAGTCCAACTTCAAGTTGTCCAATGTAATCTAAACGATATGATGATTGTTGTGTGTAGGTAAATAATCTATATAAATGTAAATAATCTAAACAAGAAACACCAGCAATTTTATACTTACGCTTGTGTTCTGAATAAAACACTTCACCGATTGGTGAAAGTGAATTGGCGAATTGTTGTCCTAATACTCTAACAGTTCTATTGTATAAATAAGGAATATCAAATCCATCAATGTTCCAACCACTTAATATAGTTGGGTTGATTTCAAGATATTTTTGATAGAATCTTTGTAGTAGTTCTTCTTCTGATTGAAAGGATTCAACCACATCTGTATTTGGAACATCACCTAAAACAAAACAAGAATATTTATCTGCTGTCTTATCATATAGAGCTATAGCTGTAATCTTGTTCTCAGCTCTTTGTGGGTCTGGAAAACCATCCGTTACCTCACACTCAATATCAAAATAAACCTCACGATGTCCTACTGATGGCTCTTCTGATTCAGTATACATATCAACCAATGTTCTGGTTTCAATAGGTACATCCGATTCAAATACTCTTCCGTTTTTTAAATCATCACCAGTCCAAAAGTTTACTTTTTTTAGTTTGTCACCATATAAGGAACGATGTGTCCCACTTTGTGATTTTAAGTAAGCATATGGTTTATATTGAAATTTGGAATAACCTGTTTTGTCATCCCAAATGTGAACTTCCGAAGAAGTCTTTGTGCGTTTTACATATATATTCTGATACATATCTAAATATACAACCTTTTTTGCATGTAAGTCAAGCTTTTTTTATTATTTCTTTTCTTAAATTTGATGAAGAGTAATTGTGGTTTCTTTCGTGATAATAAATTGGTATGTCATAACTACAACCTGTAAAGTTATCTTTTGTTATATAATCTGAACCAAGTATTCTAACATTAGGCCATATCTCACATAACATATCTCTTAATTCTGATTCTGTAGAATACTCTCTTATTTCATCGACATACTTAACAGCTTCTAATTGTATTCTTCTTTCTTCTAATGATTGTATTGGTTTATTCTTTTCTGGTCTATCTAATGTTGGGTCTGTTTGTAACCCAACAATTAAATAATCACATTGTTCTCTTGCATCTTTTAACATCAAGATGTGTCCAGCGTGTAATAAATCAAAACAACTACAAGTAAAACCTATTGAACCTTTACTCATTTATCCCCCGAATACTTTTTTCTTTCCACCATAATAAGCACTAGCGTGTCCATTTTCTTTCAGTAATTCATTTACTGATGTTTCGTGACCCTTTACAAAAAGTTCACCGAGGACCCGTCCGTATTTCCCAACTCCGTGAGATTTTAATAAGAACTTGCCCTCGTCTGAATTTTCTAATAAGTCTTTTACATAATCCTTAGCAGCTAAACCTTTTTTCTTTTCTTCAAGGTTTCTTGTTCTTGACTCCCAAGTATCCACTCCATAAAACCTAATTCTTTTTTTAACCCAAGTATCAAAACCTAAGTCAATCATAGCATCTGCTGTATCACCATCTACGACTCTTACAACTTTTGCTGAATAAATATGTTTATCCATTTTCTTTGCCATTTTCTATCTCCTATTTAGCGAAGTTAATCGCTTTATTTAATTTACTTAATCTATTTTTTGTATTTAATTGTGGAAAGTTTTCTTCTAACCATTGAACTGATTGTGTAAATGTTGTTCCTAATATCTCACCAACTAATTGAATCACATCAAGTATATTTATAATACCATCTTGACTTATATCAGCAGTTAATTCTTCTTCCTCTGTCGGTGTTGTTCCTAATATAAAGTTAATCAATGTAATAACATCTGTTATATTTAATTCACCATCAAAGTTAACATCACCATATAATTCTACTTCAAAATCATCTTCAGGTTCTCCTATGTAATCAAAGAACCAACTTAATCTACTATGTATTTTAGAGTACACACCCGGGTACTGAGCATCCGCTCAACCATATCCCCAACTGACTATACCGATTAACTCATACTCCCCATCGGAATTTGTCATAATTAACGGCCCTCCTGAATCTCCTTGACAACTGTCTTCACCACCGTTTCCATCTCCAGCACATATCATATTGTTTGTTATGTCTGAATTAGAGTAGTTACCACAAGAATCATCGATAGGAACATCTACTTCAAGTAAGAAGTTAGAACTATTACCACCACTCGATGTTGCTCCCCAACCCATAACAGTTGACATTACAGGTTCTTCATCGTGTGCAGTATCTGTACATAATTGTATAGGTTCAAAATCTGTAATAGGTTCATCTAATCTTAACAATGCATAATCATTATTCAATGAATTATTACTATATTGTGGATGTATAATTATTTCAACTACATCTCTTGTTTGGTCACCAGTAGTACCATTTACATTATGTAAACCAATAACTACATCTACATTGTTTGGACTTTCACCTTGAACACAATGAGCAGCAGTTACAACCCAATCTTCTCTGACTAATGAACCACCACAAAAGTGTCCACCCCACCATCCACTTGATTGAAGTGATACCATAAATGGATACTTACAATCAGGACACGCTGGGTCTACTTGTGTTCCACCTACAATCATTGGCCACGGCAATTCACCTGGCATCATTGTATGCTGTTCCATTGACATCGGTGTCAAATTTGGGTCGTTTGCTAATGGATTTGAATCATTACAACTATTCATAACCATCAGAATCAATCCAAGTAAACATATTACTTTAAATGTTCTCATTAATAATTTTGTATTCATTTTACCTCTCCTACACTATTTCACAAACACCACCAGCACAAGCAAGTTCACCTTTTAAATCGGTATCATCTTGTTCTTCAGTAATTCGTGCTAAGTTGATGTTCTTTAATGTTTCCACCATTTTGTCATAAGTTGCTTCTTCACAATCTTCAAATGGTGCTTGTTTATAAGTTCCACCATCATAAGGCAGAATACTTAATCCATTGTAAGCATTTTTGTTTTTCCACATCCATTTACCAATATCTTCCCACTCGTGTTCTTTAACTGATATTGTTGCTGATACATTGTGAGTATTCATTCCACCACGATGTCCTTTTTTAACATAGTTCTCACTAATGAATTTTACCCTTTCCAATAATTGAAATGCTGATTCAGTTCTCATTGTAGCTCCCTCAGGTGCTTTTTGTGGAATTGATATAACAGCAGTGTCGTGTGGTCTAAAGTATTCGTCTTCAACTAAATCAGGATGATTTCTTAATAAGTATCCATAAATAGCTTCATTCTTTCCAACCCTTAATCTTCTTATGTAAAAGTCATTATGCCATGCGTGAATACCACTTGATGTTCCTAATGTTAATGATGTTGTTCCGGCAGGTTTTACTGTTGTACATCTAGCTGCTGGATTCACTCCAATTATTTCAGCAACTCTTTTGTTTTCTTCTTTCACTACCTTAGCAGCTTCTGTAACATCTAAGTCATCTAATTTATTCGAAGCGATACCAGTCATTGATACTCCAATCAGAGCATCTTTTTCTGTTGTTCTTTGCCATACAGGCCTTAAATAATGAAAGTCTGTAAATCCAGCTTGTAGTGTTCCAATGAATGCTCCAGCTTTTACTCTTTCATTCAAATCTTCTTGTGATTCAACATTTGAGACATTTACTTCTGTTAAATTACAGAACTGATATGGTCTTAGTGCGATTTCACAACAAGGATTAGTTCCCCAATCTTTATCATTGGTTAGATAAATACCTGGTTCTCCACTACCACTAGCTTTTATCTTCTCCCATAATTCAAAGAAAAACTCTTCTGTAATTTTAGAACGAACCAAAGCAGCTGAATTGTTTGCTCTCCCTCGTTGAGGATTTGTTTCCCACCAATTTCCATACTTAGATGAAATCATTGAATCATCATCTGCAGAAAACAGAGCAATCAGAGCAGCTCTTCTTATCCCACCAGCTAACACAGCATCAGCTATGTGACATACAATATCATGAACTTCTAATGTAGTTAGTTTATCTCCATTTTCTTTTGTTGCCAATATACCATCTATCTTAACCAAACACTCTTTTAATGGTTGAGGACCTGGTGCTTTACCACCACTTGTAACCAACTCAGCACCCTTTGGACGAATATCTGAAAAGTCAAAATGAATATGTGAACCACCATAGAAATAAGATTTAATTAATACTTTAACAGCATCAGCCCAACCTTCGATTGAATCACTAATTAAATATCTTCTTCTTCTTTTAAAGTTCGGTAAATGTATTTCAGGTAATTGTTCTACATGATGTTGTTGAACTGAATAACCAACACCAGTTCCACCTAATAATAAAAACATTACTTCCGAAAATGATTGCCAATTATCAATTGGTAGAAATGCACAATTGTAAACTCTGTTTGGTGAGATTTCAATTGGTTTACCAGCGAACTGCATACTCCTCATTGATGGTAATACTTTTTTATCTGTTACGAATTTGTAAGCTTTATCTATTTGTGATTTTAATTCTGGATATTTTTTGATGTGCATTTGTTTGTTTCGTTCCACCAATTCTTTCCAAGTTTCTCTTCTTTTCTTTTCAGGTAAATACCTCGCGTACTTCATATAAACCGTAATATCTGACAATATTTTTGTTGAAATATCCATTTCTCTCACTCTCCTCTGTCTTTTTTGTGATATAAATCAAAACCTTTTGGTTAGGTATTTATAAATATCACTTTAATAATTTCTTCTTGATTTTTTTATTCAAATAGTAAACATAAATATTCTTTGGTTTAGTTTTGACTGGATACACATCTGGATCTCCAGCTTGATACCTTCTTTTTAAAGTTCTACCAAATGTTCGTTTACTTTGATTTAATGAACGATTGTGTCTCAAAACACCATCAACCATTAATTTACTTCCAGCTCCCGTTTGTCCTAAATAATGGAAGTTACTTGCTTTATATATAACTCCACTATGTCCTTCTTCTAAGTCAGCAAATGAAACAATAACTTCTATATTAGTATTTTGTCTTGTCCATTTGTGACATTTTGATATAAAATAACTTTCTGCATTTTTTGGTGTATCATCAATACAAACAAATCTTCTTAACTCCCAACATCTATCAGGATTAATTGGATTATATTTTTTAGCCGTAGCTGGCATTGATGGATAACAATACATAGCAGCCCCAATCATTTCTTTATCGAAACCAAACTTACCCTCACGAAACATAGCAAAACATTGTATATGTTGTACTCCGTTTGTACTGTGAGAATAGTGATGTTTCTCAATGAACTTAGATATTATTCTTCGTTCTACTGGTTCTACTATGAAATCAGTTACTTTCACTTTTTCTTTTTTCTTTTCTTTTTATCAAACTCATCAGCTGTTGATGATACAGTCCAATAATCTTCCGGTATGTATAAATGATTTGGATATATATCCCATTTTTCTACAGGAGTTTTATCTGTCTCATCTGACATTCTAAAACCTAATGATTTTTTATTTTTTGGCATTATTCACTCTCCCAAGCTTCGTTTACATTCGGTGTAGATTTATCATCACCTCTATATGTTCCATCTTTTTTACGAGCTCTTTTTCTTTTCTTTGGTTTTGGTTTTTCCATTAAGTCTGTTATTGGTGTTCCAAAAACTAATTCTTTTAACTCTTGAACCCATTCTTGAAATACCTCTAAGTCTGTTTTTTTCTTACTCATTATTTCTCCTATTCATATGTTCAGTATATAACTCTGATACATCTTTTCTTTCCTTCAATATTCTTAACCACTCATCAATCGGTATCTGTTCTGATAACCACATTGATAAATATTGTTCTGGTGTTGTACTACTCATAATTATTTACCTCTATTATTTCTCCCAAATCAAATGCGTATGCTAAATCATCTTTATATTCAACTACATTTCTGTCTTTTACTTCTACTAACATAGTTGGAGGATTTTTAGAATATGCTAATTGAAATTTTATGTGAGTAAAGTGATTACCTTCTATTCTTCTCCTCCAATAGTTAGTAAAATCTCTATACTCTGTTGTTTTAGTTCCATTATATATTCTTTCAAAGTATTTTCTCTTCAATACTAAATGTAATACTTTATTCATCTGCCATCAAATCCTCATATCTATTTGATAACATTTTTTTCATAAGATTATCTCTATTATCTATTTTTCCTTGTTGTTCTTTACCACCAACAGAATTACCCTCATAGATTTCCATTTTACCAGTGTTGGTATTTACCTTTGCTGGGAATGTCATACCATCAGGACCAAATCTGTTTTTAATTACATGGAATCTACCTGTATTACCAATCTTATCTTCCACTTTTCTACTTAATGACATTACAAAATCTGCTGTCATTATCTTTTGATATGATTCTGAAACCTTAGTAGCCTCAATCACATCTTCATCTAATGCTGAACGATTAGCTTGTGAAGCCGTCCAAACAGGTATTTGAAACTCACCAGCCAATCCTCTTAAATCTTCATAAATGTTACCAAGTGCATGTCTTACTTCTTTAGAACCACCTGTATCTTTCAATATATCAGCATAATCCACAACCACCATATCTACTTCTGTTCCAAGTGTTGTGATTCTTTTCAGATGAGCTGATAAGGTATTCACACTAGCAGACTTGGTTGGATAATACTTAATAACCAAATCACCTTTAAGTTTTTCCATTTCACTCTGAACATCATCTTTATGGTACTTTAAGTTTTGATTTGCAATACCTGTAAATATACTATCATATCTTAAACCAACATAAGCCTCATTTAACTCTAATGAATAATGAACTATATGTCTTCCCTTTTTCATTGAGTTAGCACCAATTGCAGCCAACACCCAAGTTTTACCAACACCAGCAGGTGCTACAATCACACCAAGTTCACCACCACCTAATCCACCTTGAGTCAAGTCATCTATAACATCCCAACCAGTTGGAACTGTTGTTCTAGCAGTTTCTGAATATCTATCTTCAATATGTTCAATGTATTCGTGTCCGATATTTCTTTCAGTTCCTGCATTTAAAGCATCATCTACCAATCTTTTGATTTGTTCAAAATCACCTTTTGATTCCATTATTTCAACTGATTGAACAATTGCATTCTTTAATGTTTGATTCTTGAAAAAGTCAAGAGCTTTATCTTCAACAAAATCTAAATCAGGTGATTCCAAGTGTCTGAATACTTCTTTTAAATTTTCAACTATAGCGACTTTCAATACATCGTTATCAACTTCTTGTGTTTTTACTTTAAATACATCAAGTGTTATACACTTTCTATATTCATCATAATATTTTTTACATTCCTTTACAACCCATTTTAAACTATCACTGTCATAATGTTTTTCATCTAATATATCATGTATTTGTTCTAAAAAGGTTTGGTTTTTCATTAATGCAGAAATGGATTTTATCTGAAATGTATGTCCGAAATCTGTTAATTTATCCATTTAATCCCCTAAATCTATCTAATCTTACAAACTCCATAACCCAACTATCAAAGTTTTTTATGTTTGATTGTAATTTATCCTTTATAAACATTGTTTGAAATCTATACTTAATCAGTTGTGGAACTTTACCATTTACAGCACCTTGAATTTTCATCTTAGTATGGTTTGGTATGTCTACATTGTTTAGTTGCATAAGTAAATAATTTCTCTTTAACAAGTTACTACTTTTTTTTATATTTTCCAAGAGTTTTATTTTAGAATCTGAATTATTTACAAATTTTATTAAATCCATAGCTGTAAAATCTTCGTCTTCTGCAATTTGTGGAATGTATTTTATCAATGATTTCAAACCAGCTCCCATCACCCCATTGATGTTATCTGATTTATCTCCATCTAAGATTCTATATGTTAACATATTTCTTGATGGTATTCCAAACTCTTCCAAAACTGCTTGTTTATTATATAATTTCTTTTTTGTTGGACTCCATACCTTCACTCTATCATCAACTAATTGAATAAAATCTTTATCTGTTGACATTAATATACAATCACTTTTTGGTAGTAATTGTTGAGATATATAAGCCATCGTGTCATCTGCTTCAATTCCATCAATTGAAACTAATGTTAATGGTAGTTGTTCTAAATACTCAATCAACCTACCCATCTGTTGTCTCATTGAAGCTTGTTCATCTTGAGGAGCTGTTCCCCAATCAACATTTCTATTTAATCTTCGTTTAACTTTACGAGTACCTTTGTATTCTGGATATATTTTTTGTCTTCTTTTACTTCCACCTTTTCCGTCAAACACAATGATACAACGAGATGGTTTTAATATATCACAACTATATCTAACTGATTTCATAAAACCAACCATACCACCAATATGTAATCCATCTTCATTTAACGCAGGATTAACTGCAAACGACCTGATAAATGTATTCAGGCCGTCTACAATCAATACTCTGTCGTTTAGATGATTTACAGCTTTGTGTGTATCATCTTTAGTCTGGTCTAAAAAAGATAAATATTTTTCATTTAAGTCTTTTTTAGAGTTCATCCACTACCTCATCGGTTTCTGTTACATCATCAATACCAAGTTCCTTAGAATCATATTTAAGAATACAAGCTTCACAGATTCGTGAATAACAATAATCTTTCAATTCTGAATTAGTTAACATTAACTCTTCAAAATCTTTAGATTGAAATTTGTATTCTTTTATTAATTCACCAGTTTCAAGGTCACAATGTTGTAATGTATACCAAGCACCACCAACTTTACATATTTTGTGTTCTTTCATTACTGTTAACCAACTATCAAAATCAGCAATACCAGTATCAAAATACAATGGAAACTCTGCAGTTCTCATTGGTGGACCAAGACGATTCTTAATCACTTGTCCTTTTATCTTAATACCAATAGTATTCTTACTACCATCTTTGATTTGTCCAACATTTTTGAATCGAACACGAGTTGATGAATGGAATGGAAGAGCCTTACCACCACTTGTAGTCCATGGGTCTCCAAACATTACACCTAACTTTTGTCTCAATTGATTTGTGAAAACCAATGCGACTTTTTGTCTAGCTATCATTTGAGTTACTTTTCTCATCGCTTTTGATATGATGATTGCTTTGGCTGTTGCCCAACCATCTTTATCAAAGTCAGCATCCATTTCCACTTTCGTAGAAGCAGCCGCTAATGAATCAACCAAGATTGTAACTAACTTGTCTTTATTTGATTCTCTGATTTTAGTAACAATTGTTTCAATAGTATCAAATATCTCTTCAACAGTTTCCAAATGTACATATAACATTTTAGTAGTATCCACACCAATAGCTCTCAAGAACTCTTGAGATACTGCTGATTCTGTATCTATATAAACTGCTATACCATCTTTCTTCTGTGTTGAAGATAACAAATGAGAACCAATTAAAGATTTACCACTACCTTCTAAACCATTTAATTCAGTAATCTTACCTACAGCAACACCACCATTTGGTCTATTAGCAATTGCTAAATCTAATATTGTTGAACCAGTCGAAATAAAATCAGTAACATCAGTTGGATTTGCACCCTCGTCAAGAAAGTAAGCAACCTTTTGATGTTTGAACTGTTTATTTAATTCATCGGCAATTATCCCAGCCAATTCGTCTTTTTCTGACATATCGTTCTCCTATTATGTAAAGAGTGAGAGAGTGATGCTATGAATACTTGTATTCAATGTGAGAAGTTTCATATGTGAAATGTGCATCCCACTCATTACAATTTGTTGTTATTGATTAATTATTGAACAAGTTATCAAATGCATCTGAAACATCAGCTGTAGATTTAGTAGCTGTTTGTTCAGCAACTTTCTCAGTAGTGTTTGTTGGAGCAGTTGTTTCTGCTTCATCAGATGGATTCAAAAAGTTCTGTAAAACTTCTTTCAACTCATCATAAGTTGGTTCATTGTAAAGTTCTACTAAATCAGATTGATTATCCATAATGCTTGTAAGTAATGTAGCATCATCAGTAATCGGTGTCTGATTAGGTTTAACCCTTACAGTAGTTTTACCATATTGATTTCCAGCCTCAGCAGGAGTCTGTCTTTCAATACCAATATCTCTACCATTAGTAGCATCAGTAATGTCACCATAATCAGGATCAGCAATTACACCAAGTAACTCTTGATATACTGTTTTACCGAATCCCCAAAATTTAACACCTTCTGATTCTTTACCACGAACTACAACTGGTGCAAAGGTTCTCATTTTAGGTTCAAGTCTTTTACCTTGAATCCATTCGTCTTTATTACCTGTTGATTTTAGTTTGTCAGCAAATTCAGCTACTGGGTCTGGTCTTCCAAATGAAAGAGGTGAAAGGTAAGTTTTATTATTACCTAAGTTATAATGAAAGAATAACTCAATGAATGGGTTATCTTTATTATGTTTGTAAGGAACAACACGAACAACTTGTTTACCTGGTTCAGGTTTCCAAAAGTTATCTTTTGTATTTGAAGTTGATTGTAGTGTTGCTAGTTTGGATTTGATTGCGTCTATATCCATTTTGTATTTCTCCTATGTGTTTTATTATTTATCGTTTATTATTTTATGGTTAAATCGTATAACCATATAACCTATTTTTTATACTACATATAATATATATCAAAAATGCAATATAAGTCAAGCTTTTTTTTAATTATTTTCAATTTTTTCTATTTTAAATATTCTTGTATTGATTTTATTCAATCCTTCAGAATTTGTTACCATCAACATATTCTTGAAGTTTTCCCAGGGTATCATAAACTTTGAGTCCATGACACCATTGTTTAAATTCTTTATACATTCATTTAATGCATTTATTGTATACAATGTATTGGAATGTTTTTTTCTATGAAGAGATATTGTTCCTTCTACTTTATTATAATCGATACCATCATTTGTATCTACATTATAAGTACAGATTAATTCATTTACATTGTTTTCATTTTGTAATACATATACTTTACTGAATATGATTGTATATGCGTCAACGATTTTCTTAATTGTTTCATCAAGATTATCTTTTGTTGTGAATGTTGCTAGTAGTTGTGATTTCATTATTCTAAACTCTTTTGAAGATTATCAATTTTTTTCTGAACATTTTGTTTTTGTTTATCAGATAAGTTGGGGTCTCTTAATTTTATTTTTTGAATATCAATTTGTTTTTTAGCTGAATCTTTTCTTATTTTTTGTCTAGCTTCATCAATAGTTTCATCTACTTCTGATTGTTCTTCTATAGTAGGAACATTTTGTCCACTTTTAGTAAAATGTTCTTTCATATACTTTCTTTCAGGACCAGCTGATAACCTATTACTTCTTGGTCTACCGTCACCACCACCAAATCCATATCTATTCATCCACTTATCAAATGGTGGATTATTCCAATCTATATCATCAGGATTATCTGGTAATTCTATACCTTGAGCTTTCCAAGCTTTTTTTAATTCCTCATAGTAATTAGGATTTCCGTCTTTACCTTTTTTTGGATTTCCTTCAATTTGTTCTCTCATCTCTTTTTTGTTGGGATGTAAATAATTCCAAGCTTTCATCATAGCGTTTCTTTCATCATCGTCAGCTTCACTTATTCTTTTTTCAGTAAGTGAAGTAAAGTCACCAAGAAGATATTTCTCTCTATAATGTTTATTTAAAGCTTTTGCTCTTTCATTTTTATAAACTTTTTCTAATTTTTTAACTTCTTCAGCCTCTTCAGACATAGCTAATCTTTTTCTAGTCGCGTTTAATAATTTATCATCAATCAAAGAAGATTTAAATTGATTTACAGGACCAACCATTAAATCTAAATTACTTGTAAAATCATCTAATTTTTGTTGTTCTTCCTGAACAGTAGTTCCGTTTCTTTCAGCTTCATCTTTTGCAGAACTATAAGGTATTCTATGGTCTGGTTCACATATACTTAATTTCATTGGAACACCTGTCACTACACACTTACCATCATTTTTTAAATACAATCTAATTAACTCTCTAACCCTTTTATATCCAGGACTTTCAGGATCTAAACCAGGTTCACCTCTTTTGAGTTTTGTTACTTTTGTTAAATGTGGGTGAACACCACCACCTTTAGCTAAAAATCTAATCAAATTCTCAAACTCTTCTTCACCTAATTGTTCTTTTAAATAATCTATAGATTTATCTAAAGTTTCATCATTTATTTCTCTTTGTGTTACATTTGGATGAACATAAGGTTCTTCATTAAATTCTTCACCTTTTTCTTCAGCTGCTTTTCTTCTAGCGTCTTGTTCCATTCTTTTTTCTGTAAATGTTTGTAAATCTTGGACTTGTTGTCGTGTAGGTGTATTACTACCAGCACCACCTTGTGTTCTAACATCATCAGCATTCTTAACAATAAAATCTAAATCTTCTTTTACTTCTTTATCTATTTTAGTCTTTTGTTGTTGTTGTTCAGAGCTACCAACCTTTGACTTTTGTTTATCATCTTTTGTTTTTTCTTCACCATCTTTATCTTTTTCTTTATCATCAAATGGATTAGCATCAATTTTCATAGGTGGTTTGGTTTCTTTTTCAGGTTCTTCCTTATCACCTTTTGCAACTAATTTTCCATCTACAGCTTGATGTGAAGATTCACCACCTTCTTTTCCATAAGCACCTTTTCCAAGATGAACTAATCCCATCTTTTTAGCTTTTTCTTTTTCTTTGTCTGAAAGTCCGCCATCCTCATTGATTAAATTTTGAATAACTTCATAAATAACTTTATTTGGTAAATTCAATTCTTCCATTGATTCTCTAAGTTCGTGGATGTGTTGTGCGTTTTTTGGATTAGGCATTCCATTGTGAACACGATATGCCCATTCTACTAAAATCTCTTCTATGATTTCTGAAATATTTGTCATATTATAACCTCTTTGTAATGTCTTGCATTTCACCATAATTTAAACCCATTTTGGATTTGGTGTAATGTTTGTTTTCTTCTAAAATTGATTTTATTTCTCTCAAAGTTTCCACTCCATCTTGGTTTGAAAAGTCAAATAGGAAACTATCATATCCATATAAAACCAATTTTGTCTTCTTCCCTAATAAATAGTCTTGAATTAATAAAATCTTCTTAATATTTGATTCTGTCTCATAAGCCTGAATTAAATAGTTAAAAACCTTATTTCTATTCATATCTTCATAGTTCTTAAATAATAGTTTCCGTCTATAAATATCAGTATAAACTAAATTGTGAGTATTTATTTCATTCCACTTCTTATTTATATAAGTATGAACTTTATCAAAAAATGGAACTTTTTCTCTTGTTTCTTTGTCAACTCCACCATATAATAATTTAAATGTTCTTTGTTTTGATTCCTCATATGAACACTCATAGTGTTTAGCCAAGTGCTCGTGAACTGATTCTTTACCAAAATCATAATCAACCAAGTCAGCAATCAATCTCAAGTGATATGCATCAAAGTCAAATTCTATCAATGAATCATTTTCTGGTACTATAGCTTTTCTCTTTTCAGGTGGTAAAGCAGCAAAATTTACAGAACCAAATGAATTACTTGGACGACCTGTTGTTGTCCATAGATTATAGTTTGAATATAGTTTCCCATCTGATATATGTTTCTTTACTCTTATGTCAAATATATCACATACATCATCTGAAACTTTAACACCATTCTTTTCAATTGAACCAAACGCTTTAATTGCATCATTCATATAATCATCATTCTCACCTGTATATGCTCTAGCCATTCCCTTATAAATGTCACTACAATACTCATTATGTTTACATAAAGGTATGATTTCGTTAAGTTTTTTAACATTGTAGAACTTATTATTCAAGAAATCTATTGCATTATTACGAATATTATTATCAAATGGTTTACCTGTTTCATTCCACCATATGAAATTTTTATCCACAACATCTTTAAATTCATAGAAATGATTCAATAGTTTTTTATCAGGTGTTTGAATAAATTCTTCATCTAACCACTTATAATCTTCCATAAATTTATCTGAATCAGGATGTTTTTCTATTATAAAGAATGGTTCTTCTGCAGATTCTGGTTGAACCCATAGAGCTGATAATCCATTGTTTTCGTGTAATGGATGTAGGTTTGGGTCTTTAAATATGGGTATAACATTATACATCGTATCTTAATATATAACCTTTTTATGAGAAAAACAAGCTTTTTTTATTTAGACTTTTGTATAGTTTGGATCCATATAGGGTTGACCACCTTCTGGTCCAGGTGTAACTTGTCCGCTAAAATATTGTTTTAACCAATAGATTTTGTCAGCAGTATCTCCCAATAAAAGTAGTTTACCATCTGCATCAACAAATAATTGATATTTACCATCCGTCTTTAATATTATTGGTTTCAATGTAACCTTAATATGTATTTGCTCAGTTGCAAGGCTTACCATATCTAGGATTCCTTTTTCCGACATCCAATTGGATATTCCCTCTTTCATCTCTTCATCAAATGATATTGCACCTCCTCCTCTACCACCAATAATATTAAATCGTTGGCGTCTGAATATTCCGTTTTGTTGAATCCCATCTTTAAACATATCTTCATCAAATTCATCGATTGTTTTAAAATCAATACCGTATCCATAATTAAGATTTTTAGTAGTAAAACCTTCCAAGTTTAATGTTAAATCAGTTATATGGGCCTGGAGGACATCTAATGGTAACACACTATCTGTAAAATAACCATCATTAACAGTAAAAGCTTCTGTAATTCCTAATGTATTTAAAGCATCAACTGATAATCTTACTCTTGAGCTATTTACATTTGTTCCTGATCCATATTTGTTTGTAAATTTATTTAATCTAAATTGAGTTTCCAAATTAGTAAACCACCCATCGGAATTTACATTATGAATAACTTTCATAGTCTGCACATAAGTATTTTTTAAATACATTTTAGGTAAATAATCGACCCGAAAAGTATCTCCTGGAACAATAGACCCTATACCATACACATTTAATGATAACTCAAATGGTAACAAATTTGATTTATCTTTTCTAGTTGACTCTACATTCTCTACCATATCAAAATATTGTGGAATGGTGGGAGCAATTATAAGACCTCGCGCAATTAGTGCATTTTCATTTCTTTTTTTTAAATTTTGAAGTCTTTTAGTAGAATTTGACGAAGTTGTTCCACTATTTACATTTTTAGCATAACTACTTTTCTTCCTCATATTAGGAATGAATAGAGATCCTCCTGTAAGAGAAGTCTTAGCATTAAAACTATCTGTTGATAATATTGATTCTACAGCATTAAATACACTATAGTCTTCAGCTAATGGTTTCAAATTTAGTGATTGTTCTAATCTATAATTTCCAACATCTGGTTCATAAATTACTGATAAGGCATCTGGATCTACAGAATTTATAGCTTTAGCTGTATCTACATCTAAATTAAGTGAAAATAAAGTTGAATCATGACCCATAGCTTGAATTGCATACATGTTCCCAATATTTCCTGATGG